CCGAGGCGGTAGATTTCCTCGATTGACTTCGGTTCTGCTGAATCGGCCACAATCTCCCACGCCCTTGTAATGCCGAACTCTTTCAGTCGGACGGCGATGTCGGAGTTGGTCAGCCCCCGATGGTAGAGCAGTTCGTGGATAAACAAGTCGTCCCCCCTGCGGTAAACGGCGACCAAGGCCGTGGGGTCGTTGCTAAAGCCCCAGTCGAGGCCGTAGGCGACGAATTTCATCGTGGATGGGTCAATGCCCTCAACCACCGTGTAATCGCCGTATATCGCCCCTTGGAGCGTCCCGACTTGGCCGAGGCCGTACACCTTCCACCAATTGGCCCAGTATGCGGATGTTTCGGCTTTGGTGCGATTCAGTTCGATGTCGTTGCGGATGGTGTCGGGAAGGGCTTCGTTGTCTTGGTATGTGAGGATGAGGAACTCCGCATCCGTTTCGGGGAGGACTTCCGTATGCGCCCAAAATTCGTGGGTGGGGTTGAAGTCGATGTAAATCTCCTGACTTGTACGAATCGCCAACTGGTAGTAGGAATCGAAATCGATATTGTTGGCCTCGTTTATGTAGAGGATTTGCCGCCTTGCCCCTCGGAGGCGGGCTTCCGAATCAGCGGAAAAGAACTCAATGGTGGACCCGTTGGCGAAGTTGTACTGCAGGAGGGTCTTGTTCCAGCGGTCGGGAACCCACCTGTGGGTCCATTGCATAATCTTGGCAAAATCTTTGATGGCCCCCCGTCGCAAGTGAGGGACGGATTCGGACACGACCGAAATCTCCGACTTGGGATGGCGAGCGGCGTGGTCAATCAGGACCGCAAGGATGCCGAAGGTCTTGGACGCACTTGTCCCGCCCTGAATGACCTTCTTCCGAGCGGTCATCGCCCGAATCTTCTTGATGGCGGTGGTGTACTGGAACATCATTTTGTTGGCGTCAACGAAATGGTTTTGCGGCCATGGCAGGAGTTGAACCCGCAATCATACAAGGTGTTGTATGGGTGGCCTCCCACCACATAGCCGTGTAGTCAGGGGAGGGCCGATAGTAGGGTATGCGCACTTCCCGTTTGAAGGACTATCGTAAGCCGATGCTCAATTCCGCCACCTGACTGACACAAAGATACGAGCCTTTCGCAAACCCGCAATACTATTCCCCAAAAAGCGGCTGCTCAATGGTGATACTCGTTTCCTGCTTTTCTACCAACCCGTTCAACCGCTGGGTGATGGATGGGTTGTACTGACCAACCATGCCTCCCTCAATTTGGTCTTTGCGGATGGATTTCTTAATGCGTGAACAGACCTCCGAAAATTGGTCGTATTTGCCGTCCTTGTTTGTGAAATACTCGTCCGCTCCGCTTCTTACATCCAAATCCCACAGGAATAGTTGAAAGCCCTCCATCGTCAAAGGACGCTGCAATGGCTCAAGTTTCTGTTCCCCATCCTTGCCCACAAAGACGGTCTTGAGGCGTGGGTTTGCCTTGACTTCTTCGGCATACTTGACGAATGCGTCCCAAAGGTCTTGGGGTGTTTCAAACGACCGTGGCCTTCCTGCTCCCATCAGTATTCTATTTTATCAATCAGTTCGTCAATCTTGTCCACGATTTTCATCTTGACGGCAAAGGCGTTGGGCGAGTTGGATTCCTCCACCGCACCAATGCAGTCGCAGAGGGTCGTGATGACCATCATGAGCGAATCCATGCGGGCTTGGACTTGGGCTTCGGGGTCAGCCTTCGTTGAGTTCGCCAAGTTCTCGTAGTTTATTTCGTGACCACCCAAGGGCCGCTTTGCCACCCCAAAGGAGATAGGAGATGTAGCCGCAGTCCGAAGAAGAGTCAGCGTTGTCGTAGTAGGTTTCGGCCCGTGAAAGGTAGGAGTGCATCCGCTTGATGGTCTGCACCGATAGCGGCCTGCCATCACTGATATCGGCAGCACGGCGGCGGCCAATGATGGTAGCACATTTGTTCCCGTTCCTCTCGTTAAGTTCAATCCCCCGCTTGGCATTATTGCGTACCCCTTCACCGTAGTCGGCGTAGGATTCAAATGCCTGCCGCTTGTCGTTGGCGTAGATGTGAGCGCAGACGGCCATCCGTTGCCCAGCATCGGGGAACTCGGAATTGGTCTTTGGGTCACCCATGCAGCGTTGGAGAAATTCATCCTTCGGCTCTTGGGGATTCGGGGTTGGTAAGGGCATAATTAACGGTCTGCTGGTTGGCTTCGGCGAACTGGTCCGCCTCTTGGTAAATGTAGGAGAGGGCCGATTTTACGCAGTCCGCACACCACCAATTCGTGTTGGGTCGTCCATGGGCCACGAGGATGGTCTGCAGGTCGTGGACCGCTTCGGGGGAGAGCCGCATGAACAGGGCGGCTTGGTACTGGTCCCAATAGTGGCGGTGCTTGGTTGCCAGCAGGTACTCGTCTTGGGTCATCGGTTGGTGACTTGGAGGATGACAACCGTCAACCCCGCAGAGGCAAGGCCGTAAACGGGAGCGAGGACCCAACCGCAGGTGGGCAGGGTCAGGGCCACCGCCACCCAAAAAGTGAGGCAGGTGACGCAGGAGAATGGCTTGTGCCTTGCGAACCAGGTCTTGTACCAAGCCTGCGGGAGGACATGGTATTCCGCAATAGCAAGGGCGGTCAGCGAACTAATCAGCAGGGGAAATATCAGCGTGTCCATGGGATTGAATGGCGGCCTTAATTTTGGCCTTGGCTTGGTCAATGGAATAGATTATTGAGCGGTACGGAATACCCGTGTCCCTTGAAAGTTTCTTCATGTTACCCGTCCGTAGGTGCAGGCGGAGCAGTTCCTTGTCATAAGGGAAAGCCCCATCCTTTGCCCAAGTGTCCATCTCTGCTTCGGCAATGGCCCACAGGTCGTCCATCAAGGAATCGTACTCGGACTGGGGGATAGAGGAATCGGGGTCCAGCTCCTCTAGCAAATCGTGATGGCGGTACTTTTGGGCAAACTGGTTGTTCTTACCCCTGTAAAGGTTCAGCAGGAGGCGCACCACATAGAACTTGAAATACCCCTGCCCGTGGATTTGCATGATTTTTTCTGGATTTTTTTCCAGCAGGATAAGGACGCACTCTTGTTCCAAGTCCCGCCAAAGCGGGTCGCCACCCGTGATGGTAAGGCAGGCTTTTCGGATTTCGCCGCTTCGGTAGAGGTCCAGTATCGTTTGTTCTGCTGACTGCATATGCAAAGATTGCAAAAAAAAAGGGCCAGCGGTTAGGCTGACCCCTTGGGCGTGATAGCAGTTTCGGGCTATTCGGTGGACGGAAGTTGCAGAGTGTCAGTGATATAAGCCCCCTCAGCCGTCTGCAAATACTCTTGGGCGTTGTTGAAAACTTGCCTCCGTAGGTATCGCAGTTGGGGCTTGGCCTTGCAGTCGTTGTGGAAGGATTCCAAGTTGATGATGATCGTGGAGTAGTGCCGATTCAGTTCCTTCCCGATGGCCATGAAGGTGAACAGGTACTCGTTGTAGGCGATGTCGGCAACGATGTTCCGAGCGATTACGCAGGGCCGTTCCCGTGAAGGGGAGCGCACTTGGTCGGGGGTGATGCCGAAGATTGCCGCCGTGGTGTCAACGAGGTGGTGGATGAGGGCTGGGGTCATGTCTTACTTTGAAAAGGCTCGGATTGCACGCAGGTCGGTCACGACTTCGGTTAAAATGACTTTTAAATCAGCCAATACTTCTAATTCCCCTTCAGTAAGGAATCTCTTTTTTAGTTCGACGGCTTCATTAAGGAATTTCAATTTTGCCTCGTATTTTTCTATTATTTCGTTCATGGGGGTTGGGTTAAAGGGTTTCAATTGACCGTACAACTTTGACCTCAATTTCGGGGATGGGCATCCAATAGTTGACTTCGCTGGTAAACCAAGAGTGATTCTCGGAGTACCACATATTGTTACTTACAGAATACCAAGCAACGATTTGCAGTCCTTCAATGTCGGTAATCAGCACGGGTTCGCCATCCTTGGGCATTTGGTCTTGGGGTCTTATCCAGGGCATGGCTTAGGCGTTTTTGGCTTGAAGGATTCTTCCGAGCAGGGTCCAGTTCACGGACCAAGGCTTGATGGTTTCGGAGCGGTCGGGGCGGTCGCAGTTCACGCACTCCTTGCGGATGTGAATCTGCCAGCGGCGGAAATCGGTCGGGGTTGGTTTCATGGGTTAGGGTTTATGGTTTGGAATAATGTGTATTTCCCGCATTTTGCGGTTATGTTTTTTACCTGCGGCCCGAATCCGTTGGACCTGCTCAACACATACTCGCAGGCATCACCCTTGGTCCTAACCTCAATCACCTTCCAAGGGCGGTTGTTAGTGCAGGCGGTCAGGAGCAGAAGGAGCAGTAAGCGGCGCATGGTCCAAAGATATAAACAACCTACCCACATTCAGCCAACACCCTTTGGAATTCTTCCACGCTTCGGATTATGGCGTACCTGTACCCCGCCTCCTGAACGACCCCCTGCCACCACTTTTGGGATAGGGACTGCTTGCCCTTGGGGTCTTTGAACTCCAAGAACACGGCCCCAGCGTCGGACAAGTATATCATGTCGCTCACCCCCGCCACCACGCCCATGGCCTTCATCACGCTCCCAGCATAGGCAGACGGTGCGTTGTTGTTGACGGTGAACAATCGGCCCCGCTGGTCGGGGAAGTTGTTCCAATGCCATTGGAAGCACTCGGCTTGAATCTTGAACTCTTGCATGGGTAAATTATTTGAGGATTGGGAAACGGTCTTTGTTGTGAAATGCCCAGCCTGGCTTCCAGCCCATGTAACGGATGAACTCCAAGGCTTCGGCTTTGCTCTTGCATTGGTTGTGCAGGACCCAGAACGGTGAAATTACTTTGGCCTTGGCCAGTTGTGCCTTTTGGTACATGCTGCTCGTCGTGGCCAACTGCATGCCCTGGGCTTTGGTCATCAGGTGCAGGTCCACCATTTCGCCCTGCTCTTGCGGCTTGCGCTGGTACTCGTAGCCGCAATGCTTGCACTTCATCGCCCCGACGGGGATAATCGCCTCGCAGCCCTTGCAGTTCTTCGCCCCGCCAACGCCATCGGATTTCTTCTTGCGTTTCTTCTTCAATGACCAATCACGGTTGGCTTCCCAAAACCCGTGGTGGTTCACATTGTTCCCAAAGTCGAGGATCGTGAACTCCCGCTTGGTAGGGGTCACCCTGGAACCACGACCCACCATCTGCATAAATAGCGGCAGGCTTGCGGTCGCACGGTAAAGGATCACCACCTCAATGGTCGGCTCGTCAAAGCCTGTGGTCATCAAATCGCAGTTGCAAAGGATAGCGTCGGGCGTGTGCTTGAACCATTCCAATATATCTGCCCGCTCCTGCTTGCCCATAGTCCCATCCACATGGCGGGCGTTGTGGCCTGCAAGGTGCAAGGCAGCGCAAACCTCTTTGCTCGATGCAATATTGCTGGCAAACAGGATCGCCTTCTTGCCCCTACAATGCCTCCCATAGTTTTTGACCACCCCGTCAAATACCCTCCGCTTGGAGTACACGGTAGCCATCTGCTGGGTGTCGTAGTCATCGCCCCGCATCCCGATTCCCGACAAGTCCAAGTTTGTCCCATAGGTGACAGGACTGGCAAGGAACCCTTGGCGTATCAGTTCACCGACCTGCACAGGGTTGTGGAGGGCTTGGTAGAACTTGGACAGGCACTCTTGGTTCCCACGACGCAGCGGGGTTGCGGTGGCCCCGATCACCACGGCCTTGGCGGGGATGCTTGCAAGTAACGGGTTAAAGGTCTGCTTGTGGGCTTCGTCAATGATTACCAGGTCCATTCCCGCCATGAGGTCGGCATAGTCGGCCTTGTTCTTGCGTCGGGCGTAGGTCTGCGCCATGGCTATAAAGCAGTTCCCCGAAACATCCAGTCGGGGCTTGCCCGCTTCAATGAGGGTCGGCAGGATCCCAAACTGATCCAGCGCACCGTTGGATTGCTTCAGCAGTTCAACCCTATCGGTGAAGATGATGCACCGTTTCCCCCGCTGAAGGGCCGATGCCACCATGAAGGTGAACATGACGGTCTTGCCGCTTCCCGTTGGAGCGCACAGGATGATGTGCCTCTTGCCCTCTGCGATACTTGTCCGCATTTGGTCAATGGCTTGGTTTTGGTAGGGTCTAAGCGTAGTCACTTGTAGTCACTTTGGTTTTTGAGAAGTGACTACAAAAAACGGCCTTCCTGATAGCGTGGAGGCGGTTGTAGTCAGTGTAGTCACTTGTAGTTACTTTTTTTCTTATGAGTAGATATATATCACACACGCACACAC